CAAGAGATATTGATAAGTTAATTTTTTAGGAGCTATCATGGCAAAGAAAAAAAAGAGTAAAAGTTATCAATATAAAATAGTTGAAGTTTCATTCGATCAGGTTCATTTAAATAATTTTCCAAATGAACGCGGAATGGGTCAGATTTTAGAAGAGCAACAGATTTCAGATAGAGTTCAAGAACTTAGAGAAGATTTGCTATCTGCAACATATGATATTATATTTGGAGAAAATCTAACGGAACATCAAAAAACTGTTTTGCTTTTGAGACTTGAGGGAAGAACTCAAAATGAAATAGCAGAACATCTTGGAATTACTCAATCTGCTGTTCATAAAGCTTTACATGGCAATATAGATTATAAAAATGACAAGAAAAGATATGGTGGTGTATACAAGAAAATTAAGAAAATCTGTATGAAGGACGAAAGAGTTCAGGATATATTGATACAGATAGAAGAAGAGAAGAATAAATCTACTATTTAATTCACTTAATTTAAACGCCACATCTATTAATAGCATGTGATTTTTAGGAGTATATTATCATGGAAGAGCTTGACAAGGTATTAATTGCTCTTGCTAAAAAGCAAAGTAAGAACCTTAGCGATAAAAATAAAATCAAATTGACCGAAGACATAAATATTGTCAAGGTTGCATTTGATATTTATAAAATCGATAATAGTAAGCAATTAAAAGATCATTATGATGGGCTCTGGAAGTTAGAGTCAAATAATGGTCAAAATTATTTAGTTAGAGCTTCAGATCCTCAGTTTGGATATGACCATAGTGGAGACTGGGCTGCTATTAGTTCTTATGATAATAACAATATAGTTTTAGCTTATAAAAATGTTCCTGTTGCTAATTTTAAATCTTCAGAATATGATTATGAGCCAGAAGGTGTTGGAATCTTCAAAGAAGCATTGTTGGATAGAGTAGGGTCTGATGAAGAATTTATGTCTGATTTATTAAAAATTCAAGCTTCTAGCAAATCTAATGCCTTGATTTCAACATTTCCAGAATTAAAAAAATATCTTAAGGGATAAATATGTCTAATAAAAAACTTTTACAAGCAGCTCAAGAACTATTAAATAAATTAGAAGGAGGAAAAGAATTTCCTTCTAAGTATGTATATGACAGATTGGTTGTCGCATCAGAAAAGCATCCAAAAGATATCATGATTAATACAATGAGAGATGTAATTCAAAAGAAAGCTTCAGCTCAAACTTTTATTTCTCAAAAAGAAATTGGAAGTCTATATAACTCCTTATATAAATATTCAGGATCTCATAGTGAATTCAGAAATGAGTTTCCTGAATTTTTACCTTCAGACTTTGGTGTAGGATCTCTTCCAAAGAAAGATGCTTCTTCTTCCAGATTTGATATGGGTAAGCCTTTGGTTTCTTTGCAAGACACAAGAACAGATTTAAATGCTTTAGCAAAAGAATTTGAAGGAGTATTCTCTCTAGATAAAAAAGGATCTTTTTCTGCATTTGATAACTCAATTCAAAAGAAGGCTGAAAAGTTTGCCCACCTTCAACTTAAGTCAATTGGATGTACTCCAAGAGAAGTTAAGGCTGTATCACAAAATGATCATTTTATTCTTTGTATGGCTTCTTATACAAACAATTCTAAAACTGAAGTTTCTTTAAAAATACCTGTGCAAATTAAGAATGCAAGTCCAACTTTTCCAACACACTTTGTTGACGGAAATGAACTTTCAGATTTGAACCAACAAAACGTTTTAGTTTATCTAAAGGAAAATGAGCATCTTAATATTAAGAATGCTAAAAATAAATTTAATTCTTTGAGATCAACAGATTCAATTCAAATTGACAGAGTTGAAGTTCCAAAGGAATTATCAAAATATGCTGAGTTAGAACAAGAACTAATTGAAGCAACAACAAGATATGATAGAAATACCGTAAGATTGGCTACATCAATTTTGGATGCAGAGCTTAAGTCATTTGGACTTGTAAATCCTCAAATTAGAGTTAATTCATCTTATGATAGAGGTTTGGTATATGACGTTGACCTAAATCTACCTGCTGGAAAAACCAGAGTGCAAGTCCCTGTTGAAATCTCCTCAGGTCAACCTTTGCCTCCTGTTAAATTTTCTTTTAATAATGAGTATTTAAACTTCGATAAAAGAGGTTTTGAGAAAATTACTACTTTGAATAAGGTTGCTTCTAACGTTAGCATGGTTAACGAAAATATGTCTTTAATGGACTTTAACCAACTAATGAACGTTATGATCGTTTGTGCTAACAATGAAGATTTTAGAGGCGCTGAAGACGCTTTAAATGTTATTCAAAATAAATTTTCTGGTCAGCAAATTACAAATGCAATATCAAAATATTCTCAACTTCTAAAGAATGCTTCTAGTAATTCAGAAAGAAATACCTTTATTAAAGAAGCTGTAAGAAAAGGTGACTTAATCAAAGTTCCTACTATGTTAGATCTATATTCTCCAAAATTTAAGCTTCCTCTTAGTAAGTTGGCTTTTGATGCTCAAGGAGAATTGGTTCCTAAATACAGACATCAAAATGAAAATTTGAAAAATTCAGAAACCGTAGGAATTTCTACAAGTCAAATTAAATTAACATAGGAATAAGAATGTCTATTCAAAGTATTATAAACAGAATTAAAAATTTAAAAGATGACGAGCTGGCTTTAGATATCGTAAAAGCTGCTAATCAAGATAGCTTTTTTCAGCAAAATACAAAGATAGAAGATTCTACAAGAGAAAAAAGACTTAGAGAGCACATAGAGCTTCATCAAAAGTATGACTTAAAAGCTCCCCCTAGAAATTCTTTACATGCAAATCCAGAAAAAGTTTATCCAAAACAAGACTCTCTTTCTACAAGATACGCTCCAGATATGCCAGGAGTTCAAGCTATGAGAGTTGAAGATGGCGTATTTCAAAATCCATACACTGGAAAAGTTTATAATTATAATGAAGGCTTTGAAGTTGATGGTATGCCTTTTAATGGAGGAAGTCCATCCTTGCAATCTCAAGTTATGACGGCAAACCTTGAAGAAATTTTTGCTTTATCTAGTGAGTTTAAGAGCAAAGGTCTTATAAAAGAAGCTAGACTTCTTAAGATTTTCGCTGAAGATTATAGCAAAAAGTAATATTTGTTTTATATTATATTTTCACAACTAATATCTATGGGTATAATATAACCATAGATATTTTTTTTTAGGTAGCATTATGTCAAAAAAAGTTTTAAATCATCCAGACAAAGAGGACATTGTAAAAAAGTTAGTTTCTGGAGAATCAGTTAAGAATGTAGAAAAATGGCTTTTGGATAAGTATCCAAGAAAAAAGAGACTGCAGATATCCTTTATGACACTTCAAAAGTTCAGAAAAGATCACTTGAATATACAAGGAGATGTTCTTGATGACATAAAGAATAAAAGAAAAATAAAAGTAGACATAGAAGATAGACTTGAAGAAGAAGCGATTATAAAATCTACAAATGCTTATCAAGAAAAATTAAATGAAATAGTTGATGCAGAAATAGATGTAACAAGAAGATTGCTCGAAATGGACAAGTTAATAGCCTCAAGAATGGAATATTATTACAACTTATTAGCTTTGGGTGGTGGAATAAAAGAAGATAGAGTTTTCTTGGATTATATAAATACAATGAGAAGCCTTCTTCAGGATTGGAAGAAATACATCGAAGGTTTCAAAGATGTTAGATATGAAAACAATGTAAATATAACAGTAGTAAATCAACAGGTTTCTATTTTGAAAGGCGCAGTTTGTGAAGTCTTAACCGAGATCGAACCAGACAAAGTTCCTCGCTTTATAGAAATGGTTGATAATAAATTGAATACTATTAATTTAAATGAATATTCTGAAATGGTAAAGAATACGGAGTAGGTATGAAAGAAAAAAAAGAAATGGTGCATCTTACTTTAAGTAATTTGACTTCTGAATTAAAATTTGAAAAATGGCTGGAAAACAATTTTGAGATTTTTCAAAATACAAACAATATTAATTCAATTAATACTTCGTTAAAAAAACCAATAAAAATTACAAATTCTGTAAAACTAACTATTCTAAAGTATATAAAAGATAATCTTTATGGTAAAGAGCTTTCAAATATCGAAGAGTATAAAGAAGCTTTAGATAAAATTATAACCTCTGTAAGTTATGACAAGAAGGAAGAAGGTAAATGAAAAGTAAATCATTTAAAGAAGAAGTAATTGAAGAGTATGGAGAAAGTATAGCTGAAGAATTATTTTCTTTGGGAG